TATCTAGAGATCCAGTCCTTCTCTACGGCCACTACGAACCACGAGCTGTGGAGGAAAACCTAACTCAGTTTGGTATAGAATTAACAAATGATCAGTTGTTTGTGTTCAATAAAAGTTATCTTGAAAGGGTAGTGGGAAGAAGGCTCATTCCTGGCGATGTAGTTAAGCCTAAGTTCCAAGATCAACGGTATGAAATCTATCAAGTGCAGGAAGATTCCTTCGAAGTTTACGGTGTGTATCATCTGATATGCTCCGCTAGGTTCCTCAGGGACTCAGAGGATGTGCAAACTGAGGTACTTCCTGATGTTACAGATGAGCTAGGAGGGTATGATCGTGGCTAGTTTCTCTGCTTTGGAAGGAAAACTTGACATAGATGTTAGTTCTTTTAATATTGAGTTTTCTGCCACAGCCAGCTCGCTACGTGATTATGAAAAAAGTTTGCGAAAGTTTATAATAGATTCGTCAAAACATGGGGATAATATAAGCCACATCTATAAAGAAACTCTTCGATCTATGATTAATATTTTTAGTAACTTATACTATAGAAATGCAGAAGAGAAAACAATCAAGATTAGCTGCACTCATGCCAATCCAGAAAGAACAATAGCAAAGTTGTTCCAAGAAACCAATATAATCTTACCCCTGATAACCGTTAGCCAGACTACTAGCGAGGATGATGACGATAGAAGGAGGAATAACCCCACCATTATACATGATACACGGTGGAATAAAGATAAACAAAGGGCAGAGAGGATAGTGAGCTTGGTTCCACGACCTGTTAATATAAGATATGACATCCACGTATGGACAAAATATAAATCTGATATAGATCAGATTGCGGAACAGGTAAGGCAGCTTTTTAATCCTTCTCTAGAGATAGTAACATCTTACAACGATCTTACGAAAGCATTTATAGATACTGAACAGGATGCCTCTGAGTTGGAGGTAGCAGACAGAGAGGACAGACTACTAAGAAAAACTTTCTCCATTGTAGTTGAAGGGTACATCCCTTCTCCTAGATTCCTGTACACATCTACAGGCGAAATAGAAAAAATAAAAGCTCAAATTTAAGAAAAATTTTTTCAAAAAATATAAGTCCATCAAGTAAATAGAATAGGAGTTAATTTATATGAAGGAGATTAAAAATAGCAGCTTACAGAGCTGGGATATATATCTCCAAACTCCCGCTGGTCTTAAAACTATATGGATGCAACCAGGAGAACACTTGGTAGTTCCTAAATCTTATATTACGCCTGAGGTAGAGACGCTCTATCGGCGTAAAATGATCGAAATCCGTAACGCATAATAGGAGATAAAAAATGCCTAATATTGTCAGTCCTGATGTCTATGTTATAGAAAAGGATATATCTGAGTACGCACCTACTATCAATTCATCAGTGATGGCTATAGTGGGCTTCGCTGGTAAGGGTCCAACTAACAAGGCCACCCTCGTCACTAGTCCACAACAACTCGTAGAAAAGTTTGGTAAGCCAAGCGAAAATATCTACGGTCAAGGTTTGGAAGGCGCTCTAGAGGTGCTAGAGGCTACCGATAGCATGTACTTCGTTCGTTGTGCTGCTACATCTGCGGCGGATGCTTCTACTGCGGTAGCCATGGGTACCTGCCCAGCAGTGGGTGTTAGCGCAGGAGGGTACGGAGTAGGAACAGCCCTTTATCTAAAGATAAATGTTTGGGACAACGCTGGAAATAAACAGTTTGTGTCAACTAAAACGATCTCTCTTCCCGCTGCAACTCATGCCACAGACCAATCTCAGGCTATTATAGGCAAAGTTGGAGGCGGCTCGGACGGCGCACACATAGCAGCTTATGATTATTCAGGTGTAGCTGCTGGACAGACCCTCCTTATAGGAGCCTACGCTGGTTCAGGTGCGTACATGGACATCACTGCGTACACTGCTGCTACCATGGCTGCTGACGAAGGAGTGAGTGCGCTGTATCTCATCGAGCCTACTACTGGTGCAGTCTCAGCTGGTGGGGAAGGATGGCTAACCTCTGGAATTAGAGCGTGGGGAACGTCAATAGAAAATAGAACTGATGGGCAACCCTACAGCGCGCAAGGCTACCATTACCATGTTAAAACTATACACCCAGGAGCAGGATATAATGCTGGGACCGCTCCAGACGGCACCACTAGTGGTAATGCTATAGTTGTCAGCGGACTGGGAGGAGAGCATACTCAACTTCATTTGTTTGAGGATGGAGTTCAAAAGGAAACCTTTAAGGTAGCCCTAACTAGTAGTGTAGGGACCCATATTGAAACGGTTGTTAACACTGGGGAAACAGATCTCAAATCTGAAATTATTAAGGGAAACATGGCCTCTGGTATAGAATCTGATGATTTTGCTCTAGTACCCCTTACTAATCACTTTGATTCGGTTACTGGTCTATCGGTTGGAGCAGGTGCTCTACTAGATGGCAGTTACAGAATTACTAACCAGGGTTGGAATAGCTTTACTACTGCTTATGATGGGCAAACCCTCTCTACTAATGATCATATAGGTAACAAAGTAATCAAGGCTATTGCTCCTAAGTTAATTGAAGGTACTTATAATCTAGCTGGGGGGGATAATGGCATCCCTGACAATGATATTAGTAAAGCTTCCACAGTTGTGGGAGACGCTGCTGTTGAGCCCAAGACGGGCATGCAATCTCTAGATGATGACGCTCTAAACATCTCAGTTGCAGCAACCCCAGGTATTCATCTAGAATCAGTACAGAATAACCTCATAACACTAGCTGAAAATACACAAAACTTCATAGCAGTTATGTCACCTCCCTATGGAAACGGTACTGGCACAGCGCAGGATGCAATAGACTGGAGTAATGGTTTCTCTACTACAAGAAATGCTGCAATCAGCACATCTTATGCTGCAATTTACTGGCCTTGGGTTAAAGTTTTCAGTGTCTACGATGGCAAGGACAGGTGGCTTGACCCCGCTATCTACGGAATGAGGCAGATGGCTTACACCGACAACGTAGGGGAAACTTGGGACGCTCCTGCTGGATTTGTTAGAGGTAGGTTAACCAAGCCTAGTGATGTTGAGTCGAAGCTAACCAAGGGTGAGAGAGACTCTCTGTATAGCGGAGGGAATGTTATCAACCCCATAGTTAATTTCCCACAACAGGGTATTACAGTGTTCGGGCAGCGCACAGCCAGACGAACTGCTGGAGCCACGGATAGGATCAATATCAGGAGACTTATGATTTTCCTGAAGAAGACCATCCTAGCGTCAGCACGAAGGTTCATCTTTGAGCCTAATGACCAGTTCACCTGGGCTAGCATACAAAACGTACTAAGTCCACTCTTGGATGACATTGCAAGACGGCGCGGGATATCAGAATTCCGTGTAGTTTGCGATGAGACAGTAAATACTACTGTAAGAGTTGACAGAAACGAGTTGTGGGTGAAAGTCCTACTGAAACCAACGAAGACAGCAGAGATGATTGTCTTCGAAATTAACCTAACTTCTCAATCAGCTAAGCTAGGAAACATATAGGAGAATTTGAATGGCTGACTCATATTATAAGATAGAATACAAAGGAAACTTCAAAGATAAGGCGGGTGACGGTCTACCTGTCCTTTCAACAGGACTTGATTCGGTACGTGCCTATCAATTTGAAATTCACTTCCTAGGATTGCCAGAACAAGTAGGTAATGAAAAAGATCTAACTCTGGCTGCTAAGCAGATTAATAACTTAGGATTTGAAGTAGAAGATATCGAAGTTCATAGGGTGAACGACAGGGTATTCTACCCTGGCAAGCCATCACCACAAGAACTTGTAGTAACTTTCGATAACCTGTATCTACAGCGTACTCATAGTGATCTTTGGAACTGGTTCACTACAGTTTACGATCCCCTCACGGGTGAGATGACGCAAAACGCCCCTCCTGGCAATGGTGGAGGTTCTTCGTTTAAAGTAAACAAAGTCGAGATAGTACAACTGGACAACTCCATGAGCCCACTACAAACTGTTGAGCTATATGGAGTATATCCAAAAGCCTGGAAGACTGCGGAATTTAACTATGCTACAAATGATTTTCATACTATTGAAGTGACCTTCAGGTATGACTACATGAGTGCATTCAATTACTAAAAGTGAACTGCTTTTCTGAGAGGCCCAGTCTGGTTAAAGCTAGGCTGGGCCTCGTTATAGGGGGCTATAATATATTATGAGACTGCTTAAAGAACTTGATGAACTTCTACAAAGTTATGACCTTTTAAAGAAAAGAAAGCTCAATATAAAGTTACCTAGGTTGGATGAAGCAGACTCCCCAGAGCTAGAAGAGGGAAAAGAACTAGCTTTAGCCGCTATTAAGCAAGCGCTAGGTACTGGTCAACCCGTAGAGGGGGCAGGCAAGGGTAGTGATATGGCTGTAAGGCCTGACGCTGAGGGAGGTGTGACCATAGAGGGAAGAAACATAGGCGGCATTCAGGGTAAACACTTTGATGCAAACGAGCTTCGCGGACTTACAGACAGGTTAGGACGGCAAAACCTCTCTAGAAAATTTGCTCCCGACCAGCAACAAAATCCAGTAGCAGCAGAAGCGTTAAAGATAGCGACTGCTTTTGCGGGAGGCGCTGAAGAAGGGGGTGAGGATAGGAAAGACCCTCAACAGGACAAACAAACAGCAGCAGACATACAAGCACAAGCTGAGGCCCTGGCCATAGACGCTATGGGGGAGATGGGTAAGCTTCGTGAAGATATTTTAGCAACACTAGGTGCTCTCGCTGAGTCCGCTGAGGTTCAGGGCCACCCAGCAGTGAAGGAGCAGATGAAGGGCGGGTATGATTTCCCAGGAATGGTTCAAAGATTGTGGAAAACTATAACTCGTCAGAATGGGGGTGTTACCATGAACCTAGAGGCAGCTTTAGACGAACGGTTTGATCCTGATGGTGAGGATGACTCAGATCTAGCGTTAAAGACAATGAACGTTCTCAATGAAGGTTTAGAAATCATGGGCAGAACTCCCCATATAAATGCGGCTGATGCTAAATGGTTACAGGAACATTTTTCTGTTGATTCAAGAGGGACTAGGATTCACTTGGACAAGGACGATGACACAGGCGTTTGTCTTCAACCTAGTAGGCCATTGGGTAGAGATATTTTATCCGTAGTAGTTGATCTACACAATAGAAAAATTGTTATACAAAATAAAAAAAGAGAAGATGTTCCTAAAGAAAACTGGGGGTATTACGATTATGCTCCATTACCTATACCAGATATTCATTACGATCGTTATGACACCATTTCAGCAAAATGGGCAGAATTTAAAAC